CGAGTAGAAGGCGAAGTAGCAACTTCGGTTTTCTTCTCGGCAGTATCGCAACGACCAAGTTGAATAATAACTTTGTCGTAGAAGTATGAATCCGGGATTGTGTTCATAGCTTCTTCCAGACGTGCGTAATCGCCCGCTGGTACGGTGACCGTGAAGTAGCCGAGGTGGTATCGGACTCTACTTTTATCGAAGTCGCTGAGATGCACAGCTTAGTTCCGTATGTTTTTCATTATAAGCTCATTGGATTTTGTAGAACTCCAAGGCCTCCCATTGCTTGCATCATTTGTTCCATTGTTGCGCGATGATCTGTGCGTTGCGGGGGATTAAGTAATTGTTGCATCATTGTTGTTTGCATTTGATCTTGCATATAACGTTTCAAAAAATCCTGTCGTGTTTCTGCAGTATTTGCATCAGCAGTAGCGCCTGGACTAACAGCTTGACCAGTGGGAACTAAGACTTCTGTTTCTGCTTCAGGACGATCAACATTGCCATGACCAACGCGGAAAAGAACTTTGCCACGCGGATCCAAGGCCTCAGAAAAATACCCATACCCTCCACCACTGCCGCGACGAATTTTACCTCCTGCTACACCAGGGAGATAAATAGATGCGTCTTCTACAGCTCCTTTATCAAACCTACTCTTGCCTTTAAAAGGTACATAAAAATCAAATGAGTCCCAGCCGGGATGTCTGCTATGACTATGGGCACCTGATGCACGTTCTAATAAATCAACTTTGTCCGCAAGATTTGCTGTTGGATCCCATCTTCGCCCTGATACTGCAGCATTAGAAAATTCAACATTACGTCCCAAAGCATTGTATTGATTTGCTACTGCGTCCATCGCTTTAACGCGCTCTGCAATCGGCAATGATTGCAACATCTTTAGATCAATGTGATAGTCCGTACTACCACCGATCTTTGCGCTGGGACCTGTATATCCAGAACGATGAACGGAATATGCCATGTTGTTTTATTTCTTATTTTACGAGCAAAAAACCCCTGGTTTCCCAGGGGTTAGATAGGAGATAAGTATCAAACTCTGATCAAGTCTGCTGCTAAAACCGCGTCCCAATCAACCCGTTTAATTTGCTTTAACTGTTCAAGATTGTTAAACCTTTCACCCGATAAGGACATCTGAAGATCTTTAATCTCTCGAGCTGTTTTCAATCCGATACCCTTAATATGATCAGCGATCATTTGTGGGGTAGCGCCATTGATGTTAAGGCGTGTGTCCGGGGGGAAAGTGCGTGGTTCTTCCTGCGATGCTTTATCTTTTACTCGAAGAGTTTTTACCTTCTTCGTGGCTGCTTCGTCAGGTGTGAGTTCAGTTTTGTATGCGGTGTAAAGGCGACCGTCCTGATCTTTGACCATGAACCAATCGCCTTGATCCCATTCGCTTACAATCTCAACACGTGCACCTGTCTTTTTATGCTGATAAAGCATATCTGCAGTTGGTGTAGACATAAGACCAGTTGTTCACTGGTCTTAGTTTAACCTAATCAGCTAACAACGCGACCAGTGAGGTACATGTCGATATCTTCGTAACCAGGGGCGACATCAGGTTGGATGTAGCACACTTCCACAACCAGATAACCAGCGCGGCTAGCGGCACTGTCAGCAGCAGAAATGTAGAAACCACCGGAAGTCGTGGTGCTATTAGCGGTTTCCTTTGCGAACACTTTAAAAGTGGTCGAGCTAGTTACAGAGTAGTAAGCGTTACCAGGGAGAGGGCCAAGTACGCCAGAACTCAGAATGAAGGGATTGGTGCCGTAACCTGCAGTACCACCAGCGAAGTAAATCTCGCCAGCTTGGGTACCAGATACGGTAGAGGTGAGGTTGGCTTGTGCCACACCTTCACCAACACCCGAAGCAGCAGTGGGGTTACCACCATTGCTACGACCAAAGGAGATCACGTTGCCAGTTGCGGCATACACACCAGAAGCAACGGTGCCATCCCAACCAGAAGCAACGGAAATCGCAGTGCGATACACGTAAGCAGGAAGAGTTGAGTTACCAGAAATCACCATGCCGGTGATGTTGGGACGAGTGTCGTCTTGGCGGTAAGGCGAAGGAACGATCACATCAGCGTTAGTGGTGACGGCAAGAGCGCCGGTGCCACCAGAAATGCCCACAACGGGCACATAACCACGCTGCTGGAAGTAACGGTAACCAGGAGTAGCTAGCACCGAAGTGGGGCCTGCGTTGGAACCAGTGTCAGTACCAGCGGCATTAGGGTCGATATTGCGATACCAACCGTTGAGAGCATTATTCCAGTTGCCTGGATAAATCTTTTTAGCCGTTAAATAAGTCATCTATCTTTCCAGATATGTTTGTTGTTATCAGATGTTGCCGTCATCTTGGATGAAACTGAACGCAGTGGTGATGAAATCGGTGTTAAGGATTTCGAAACCAGCGTACAGTTGCCAAATCAGAATGATGAAGCGGCTAAAGTCGTCGTTGTTGTTGATCAGCACCTGAGCATTCGGGCCGCCGATACCAACGCCAACGGCTTGAGGACCAAAGAAGTAACCTTGTGCAACTTCACGAGAAGCATAGGTACCACCAGTGCCATCAAAGGAAGCACTGATGCTCTTGCTTGGGAAGTTGGTCGATTCGAAGAACTTCACACCTTCGAACTGAACGCCGGTCGGCATCACAGGTTCACCAGCCAGGAAGTAACCTTGACCAGCCTGGGGACCCATGTAGAAGCTGGCGTTGTTAGGCATCATGGGATTACCCATGTACATGCCTTGACCAGGGTTACCAGCGTAACGTGCAATCTCACGGAAGTCAGGATCACGACGCAGGTGCATCATGAAGACGGGATCGCAGATGCAACGATACAGACCATCAGAGAAGGTCGGAACGTTACGCTTACGCAGGTCCTTAACAACGTTCAGCAGGTCGGTACGAACCTGGAATTGCTGAACATCGGCAGTGTACTCAGTGGCGGTATAAGCAATACGACCAGAGGAATCTTTGGTCTTACCACCAGCAAAGTAATAACCCCCTTGCGAAGTAGAGGCGGCGCCATTGGCTTCAGCTTTGGCGAGTTCATCAAGGAACACGCGGTCACGCCAACGGCGATAGTCGTCAAGCAGCGTTAAGCTACCGATCGACTGGTGGAACATGTTAAGGTTGCCAGAGTCCAGAAGAAGACGCTGGGCCGTAATCAGGGTCTCACGAGCAATCTTGAAGGTCGAAGGTTGAGTAGGATCACCCGGGTCCGCAGGGCCGGTGTATTCCTTCAGCACAACAAGCACCTTCTCTTTGGTGATGTTGCGGCTGTTGGCAGTACCGATGGTCTGGTCGGACACACGCTCACGGCTGTCCTTGGTACCAGGGGTACCCCAGAACTTATAGCGATCTAACTGAACGGTTTGACCAGGCTGCCGAGTAAAGTCGTGAACGACCACAGGCTCGACTGCCATTTCTGCGATGTACGCAGGGTGGGGACGGTAAAGTTCCGCACCTAAAATCTTGGGAAAATCGTTCTCCTGGTCTCTAGTTTCTTAGAGGGGTGGACTATCTCTTCATCCCTGTGGGATGCCGGACGCTAAATCTGGTATTACGTAACAAGATCGTGTTACACCCAGTAGTCTCTGCACCTTCCAATCACGACTTGATTGGCTTGGCTCAGGATTACCCTCGTCTTTACGTTAGGGCTTCCCTGAATTCATCCGGTTTGCACCCATCGATTGCTCGGTGGGGTGACAACGTTGAGCGTTCAGTTGAGGCATGTTATGCTTTGGAAACTTGTTCATAAACAAAATGAATCCAAAACTTGTTCCAGGATTTGGTAATCTTTACTTAACAGAAGAAGGAATTGCTTTTGAAAAACAACTTGATCCCGACAATCAAGAATATTTTAAAAAGATTCCCATCCGATCAACCAGTGTTTATGACCGTATTTCAGTTCTTGTAAATGGGAAGAGGAAACGTTTTCATCTTCATGTCTTGATGGCGGTTGCTTTCTTAGGATTAGATCTGCGTTCTCATGGAACCAGTAACTTTTCCTTACAAGTTGATCACAAAGATAATGACAAGAGAAATAATCGACTTGACAATCTTGAGATCGTTACCAAACAAGAGAATTTAACAAGAGCCTGGAAAAACGGTTGTTATAAAAACAATGGCTTTGCCAGTAAAGGAGCATCGAAGAAATCTTTGAGGAAGTTTTCTTCAGATGACGTGACTCAGATCAAGTCTTTAAAAGAAGCAGGACTTTCGTATCGAAAGATTGCGGAAAAGTTTGACTGTAATCACGGAGCTATTTACCAAATCTTGAAAGGTTATACCTACCAGGATCTGAACTAGCTATCAATAAACACCTTGGTTTATCCTCCAGTGTCAGTGTTTTTATCGGGTGAAAGATAAAGACACATGTGTCTTATCTAACACAAATTTTAGCAGGTACTAGACTTAAACGTCTACATATACTGCAAAGTTGGTGTGGCAGTACGTGCCATCAAGGTATTGCTGGATCCATAACGCTCTGGATCCTCGCCTTGAATGACGTTCATAACACCGCCGCCAATCGTGCCACCAAGTGCGCCTGCACCAAGAACACCTAATCCAGTGCCAAGTGCAAACTCAGCCTTGGGACTAGTAGAGCCAGCCTTAACAAGCCTACTCATGTAGCCTGGCCCAAGAGTTGCCCCTACTCCTGCACCTAAAGTACCGGCGCCTAACGCTTCCGCAATTAGACGACCGGGACTTTTTTCTTGTGCTTGGCCGGTAACAACGTTTCCAAGGGTGGCAAGACCTGCAGCGGCGGCACCTGCACCAAGAGTGGACAGTGTAGGGTCCATTGCTGCATTCATTAATGCCACTTTACCCTTTGAAAGTAACGGATTAAATTTACCGGCTAGCTTCATGACCTCACTCCATCACAAACAATTTGTTTGCAACAACTTGAGGTTGAGCTTGGTTCAGTAAACGCCAAGCGTTCGTAGGATCTACATCCATTTGTTGCTTGAAGCTGCCCCAGAAATTCTCAGGGCGTTGAGGAGCAGACGCCGAAGGAGGTGCCGGCATGTACGGATTTACCGAATCGATTGGTGCCGTGCGATAACCAGGGGTCTCAAGTTCGGTCTCACTTTCGTACACAGGGCACGGACCTTCAGGACCAAAGAAGTGCAGGGTGTAATCACTGAGAACATCAGGGTTCGTCAGGATTTCATTGTATGCAAGATTCTCTTGGTGCTCGTTAACTGCAAAACTGGCATAGCCAGTTAACAGACCTTGTGCTTGTTGGCCCCATGCAACAGCACTATCCAACATACCCTCAAGATTAAGGGCGTATTGGTTAAGGATTGCTGGTGCTTCCCAGCCGTAATTATTAATTACGAACCGGCTTTCGTTGCTTAGATCTAGACGATCCGCTACTACCTGACTCAGCGTTTGGCTGTCGATTTCCGTGGAGGGAGTCGAAGAGGTTTGGGAAGAGCTGGGCGAGTATGTCTGGTTGGCTTGCCAAGTCTGCGGAGCCGATTGATACGTACTTTGGCCGTTCGTTTGTCCGTAATTGGCCGGACTGTAGGTCGTCGGTGCTGACGGTTGACCCTGGAACGGGGATTGAACTGGGCTGCTCAGAAGGCCCACCACCTTGTTGAACGCCGATTCCCATGGATTGCCCGTCGTCTCCGATGGGGATTGGGGGGCGTACTGAGACGGGTTTGATTGGTAATTGGGGGCCGCCTGTGGTACCGCTTGGGGGTAGCTCGTACCCACCTGATACGGGGCTGGTTGTCCCACTGGAGCTGCTGGAGCTGCTTGGTAGCTCGGCACCACGTAGCTGCTTGGAGCCACCGCTGCCGGAACTTGGCTCGTCTGTGGGATCGATTGGACGGTAGCGTCCTGCATAACTCATCTCCTTTTGTAAAGCTTCTAAAGTTCGATACAGATATGGCGTTAAATCCAATCTTGGATCCGCAGCCATCGGAAGATCCGGTGCTTGCGGGTGAGGAGTCTGCATCATGCCCCCCACTAGTTTAGAAAATGCAGCGTATGCACCCTGC